AGTTAACAGCCGAGCGTCAGGTGTTGCGCTACCGGAATGGGTTCCCAGAACGAGTTTGGGTGAAGAAAAGCCAGAGTTCAAACGAGGCTTTGGACGAGATGGTATATGCATATGCGGCTTTGCACCGGTTGTACCAGAAATATGACCGCCGAAGCATCTGGGATCAGTTTGAACGGCGTAATGAGCCTAATAAGCCGTCTCAGCTAGGATCAAAGCAACAAAAACGGCCTAAACGCCGTAATTTCGTCCAAAGTTGGTAGTCCCGTGAACATCCCAAGCGAGATAAGGGCTGGTGACACCGTGAAGTGGAGGGATAATTCCACTACGGATGTTTTCGGCAATGAGATTGATAGCGCAAGCTGGACACTGAAGTATTACTTGCGGACAAATGAACGTCCTGCAGGTCATACGGCAACAGGGTCTGCCTACCAGCAGGGGTGGGAGTTCACGATTTCAGCGACTGATTCTGCTGGTTTCGACCCTGGCACTTGGTATTTCCAGGCAATTGCAGAGAAGAACGCCGAAAAGATCACGCTTGGTTCAGGGCGATTGACGGTTGAGGCTGCTCTCGAATACACAGGCACTCCTGGTCTATTCGATGGCAGGAGTCAGGCGAAGAAAGATCTTGAGGCTGTTCAAACAGCAATAAGGACGCTGCTTGCAGGCGGAGCGGTACAGGAGTACAGGATTGGCAATCGCAACTTAAAAAGGTATGACCTTGCAGACTTGATTCAGCTGGAAGGGCGACTGAAGGCTGAAGTTAAGCGTGAAGAACAAGCTGAGCTGATGGCTAATGGCCTTGGCAATCCACGCAAAATGTTCGTGAGGTTTAGCTGATCATGGGTATTCGTTCGAGCATCATGAACTTTTTAGGCCTTGGTAGGCCTGCCCCAAGAGTTTTCCGTCGTGGGTATAGCGGCGCGATGGTTTCGCGCCTTACAAGCGACTGGATGTCGACGCAAGCCAGTGCTGACGCTGAAATCAACGGCAATCTGCGTCGATTGCGAGATCGTTCTCGCGAGATGGTGCGTAATAACCCGTATGCGCGACAGGCAAAGCGAACAACTCAGATCAACGTGATTGGCACTGGCATCAAGTTGCAGTCGCAGGTTTTGCAGTTGCGCGGCAACAAGCGTGACAATCGTATTAATAACGAGATTGAGGCCAAGTGGTTCTACTGGACTCGTGCCAATGCTTGTGATTGCTCAGGTCGTTACAGCTTTCACGATTTTGAGTGGCTAGCTGCTGGCGCTATGTGCGAGTCAGGAGAGGCTTTGTTCAGGATTGTTCGACGTGCTTTTGGTGAGTCAAAAGTGCCTTTGGCATTGCAGATGATCGAGAGTGATCTGCTGGATGAGGCCTACCAAGGCAATACCTTGGCCAAGGAGAACGAATGGCGAAATGGGGTTGAGGTTGACCAGTGGGGTCGTCCTGTCCGCTATGCGATTTTGACTCGCCATCCTGGCGACACATTTTTCCACGGAAGCCCGTCTCCTGGGGTGAAACATGTGTTTCTGCCGGCGGAAGACATCATTCATCTGTTCATGCCCGAAAGGCCAGGCCAGAACAGAGGTGTGCCGTGGTTCCACAGTGTGATGGCAGATGCGCATCAGCTGCAGGGTTATGAAGAAGCAGCAGTGATTCGTGCTCGTGCTGGCGCGAGCATCATGGGCTTTATCACAAATAACGAGGGAGAATTGATTGCTGATGATGTCGAAGACAGCGAAAGAATCACAGAATTTAGTCCTGGCACGTTCAGATATCTTTCCCCAGGTGAACAAATAACAGTGCCAGACATTGACTCTCCTGATCAACAATTCGAGATGTTTGTTAAAAACAAGGTCAGACGCTTTGCGTCAGGCTTTGGTTGCTCGTATGAGACTTTGTCTCGCGACTTCAGCGACACTAACTACAGCAGCTCAAGGCTGTCATTGCTGGAGGACCGTGAGCACTGGCGCGTTGTTCAGAAGTATCTCATCGACAACATGCATATGCGTGTGTTCCGTGAGTGGTTGAACCTCGCAGTACTGAGTGGATACTGCGATTTTCCTGATTATGAGCTGCGTCCTGAGCGCTACTTGTCTCCGCGTTGGATGCCGCGTGGCTGGAGCTGGGTTGATCCGCTGAAGGAGGTCAAGGCTTACCGCGAGGCGGAACAAGCTGGCTACATGACGAAGCAGCAGGTCATTGCCTACTCAGGTGGTGATTTCGATGACAACGTTGCCGAGCTGGCTCGTGAGCAGCAAATTGCTGCTGATGCTGGCATCAAGCTAGACAAGGACCTTGACTTGACCGACGAAGACATACAGCTGTCTTTGCTTGAATCAGAAGAGCCACAGCCCACCCGCAAGCGGACAAATGGCAAACGTAAACGGAGTTGAGATCGACCTTATGCCCAACGAGGGCATGAGGGCTGAAGCTAAGCGTTATCGCGATTGGAAAGCTGATGGTGAGGGCGGCGGCACTGACGTTGCTCGAACCAGAGCAAGTCAAATTTTGTCTGGCAATGAGCTGTCGCCGGACACAGTTGTGACCATGTCGGCTTGGTTCGCAAGGCACCTTGTGGACAAACAGGGCAAGGGATTCAGTCCCGGTGAAGAGGGATATCCCAGCAATGGCAGGGTTGCTTGGGCTGCATGGGGTGGTGACCCTGGGAAGTCATGGTCCGATGCGCGATCCAAGCGGATCAAGAAAGCTCGTGAGGGTAGACAACTTATTAGCAATAATGAGGAAGAACTCATGACTTCTATGGAGCAAGAACAAGAAAGGGCGGCGCCTGACGCTCTTAAGACAGGAGACTTTGTCTCTTGGAATTCATCAGGAGGCCGCGCCGAGGGCCGAATTGATCGGATTGAGCGCGACGGAACCATTGATGTTCCTGACTCTTCTTTCACGATCACTGGCACTGAGGACGATCCTGCTGCGCTGATCACGCTTTACCGTGACAAGGAGGCTACTGATCGCAAGGTTGGGCATAAGTTCAGCACGCTGACAAAGATTGCTCCAATCCGTGCGGAAGAGCCAGAAAAGAAGCGGTCAGTGGTTGGCGAGCGCATGCAGCGCACTGAGGCAACCGAGATCCGCAGCATTGACGAGCGGACTTTTGAGTTTCCGTTCAGCTCTGAGTACCCAGTTACGCGGTATTTCGGCACTGAGATCCTGAGCCACGACAGCAAGGCGCCAAACTTCATGCGTCTTAATGATGGGGCGCCTTTTTTGTTCAACCACAATCCAGACAAAGTTTTAGGTGTTGTGGAGAGGGCGTACCTCGATGACAGCAAAAAGCGTGCGTATGCAAAAATCCGCTTTTCGCGCTCTGAATTTGCCAAACAGTACTTAGATGACGTTAAAGACGGCATCTTGCGCGGTATTTCGTTTGGCTATTCAATCGATGAGGTTGAGCAACGCGAAGAGGGAGTGCTTGCTACTAGCTGGACGCCACACGAATTGAGTCTTGTTTCAATTCCGGCTGACCCCACTATTGGCATCGGACGTTCACTTCTTTCAGAAGAGGCTGCTGCGCCTGAATCTTCACAGCCCGCGGACACTATTATTGTGAACGAAGCTCCTGTTGAAAAACAGGAAAATCGTTCAGCGGTCACGACCGCATCTACACCCACTCCTGTGATGGAAGATCAAACTCCCAACTTGGAGGTGATTCGGTCGGAGGCCAGAAAGGCCGAGAAAGACCGCGTTGCCGCTATCAATGCTCTCGGTGCTCAACACCGCATGGCAGACCTGGCACAAGAGCTGATTGATGGAGATAGCTCCATTGACGAGGCTCGTGCTGCAATTCTCGAAAAACTAGGAACCCGCCAAGTGGAACAACCGATTCGTTCTGCCGATGTATCTTCCAATGATCTCGGCTTGTCCCAGAAAGAAGTCAAGCGCTTCAGCTTCATCCGCGCACTGAACTATCTGGCTAGCCCAGGCGACGCTCAGGCTCGTCAAGCAGCTGAATTTGAGATTGAAGTCGGACGCGAAAGCGCCAAAAAGTACGATCGTTCCTCGAACGGCATCGTGGTTCCTAACGAGGTGCTGCGTCGTGACTTGAATGTTGGCACTGCAACTGCCGGGGGCAACCTTGTTGACGATGTGCTGCTGTCAGGCTCGTTTATTGAATTGCTTCGCAATCGTCTTGCGTTGGCACAAGCCGGCATGACAACGCTGAGTGGAATCAATGGAAACATTTCAATTCCCAAGCAGGACGGCAGTGCATCTGCTTACTGGGTAGGTGAGGGATCTTCTCCTACTGAGTCTCAGCAAACCATCGCGCAGGTGAATCTTTCGCCTAAGACTTGTGGTGCTTTTACTGACTTTAGCCGGAAGCTTTTGCTTCAGTCTGATATCAGTGTTGAGCAAATGGTTCGTGATGATTTGGCCAAAGTGCTGGCTCTCGAACTGGATCGCGTTGGCTTGAACGGTTCTGGTTCTTCTAACCAGCCGTTGGGCATTATTAACACCACTGGCATCGGCACTCAGTCGTTGACCAGCTTTGGTACGTTTGCTGAGTACATCGGCATGGAAACCGATGTTGCAGTCGCTAACGCCGATGCCGGCTCCCTGCGTTACATCATTAACGCATCTGCTCGCGGCGCTCTTAAGAGCACCGAGAAGGCTTCTGGCACTGCTCAATTCGTCTACGAAAACGACGAAATCAACGGTTACCCTGTGACCGTCTCCAACCAGCTCGCTAACAACGACGCTTTGTTTGGTGACTTCTCACAGCTGATCATGGCCATGTGGTCTGGCCTGGATCTGACGGTTGATCCTTATGCAGGCGCAACTGCAGGCACCGTTCGCATCATTGCTCTGCAAGATGTCGACTTTGCTGTCAAGCAGCCCGGCGCATTCTGCTTTGCAACCTGATCCAAGTGATCTGTTACATCGTTTCTGACTCATGAAGATTGAAATTCTGAGGCCAGTAATGATTTCCGGGGAGCCCGCCGCGGCGGGCTCTATTTTGGAAGTCGAAGATGCTGCAGCTTGGACATTGTTGCGTCTTGGCAAGGCTGTCGAGCATCGAGAAGAGGCTGCAACGCCTGTTCCTGATGAAGAAGCCCCTGCTTGTCCACCTAAAAAGCCCACTACTCGCAAGAGGACTAAGGAATCATGAGCGTTGGCAACACTCGACGGACTATGACCGTCCTTTCGTTTGCGCCTAACGACGTTGTCACTGCAACTGGCAACGAAACAGGCGTTGACCTTCTGGATTATGAAGGTGACATCACCTTGATCCTTGATGCTGAAGCTGGCGGCTCTGGAATTACCTATGCCGTCAAAGTGCAAGACTCTGCTGACAACAGCACTTTTGCTGATGTCACGGACGCTGCATTTACGACCACCACTGCTAACACTGCTCTTGTCGAGAGCCTTGTTGTGAACTCTGATGAAATCAAGCGTTATGCGCGTGTTGTCATCACTGTTGCCGGCGGCACTGGTGCAGGTGCCGTGAGCGTCACTGGACTGGGACGCAAGAAGTACAACTGATCTCTGATCTGCCGCCCCCGCAATGCGGGGGCTTTTTCATATGGCACTTGCATTCACAGAAGATCTAAACGCTTTTTTCGACACACCGGGCTTCACAGTTCCTGTGGTCTTTGGCACCAAAACAGGTGTGGGGTACTTTGAGTCACCTAACGAAATCATTGCTGACGGCGTGGTCTTGACAACTGACTATGCCGTCGTGGTTAAAACTTCAGATTTCTCTGCAGTCACGAACGGAAGCGCGATGACTGTAGATGGGATTGCTTATACGGTGCGTGAACCAATGCTGTTGGATGACGGCAAGATAATGCGTGTGATGTTGATGAAAGACTAAGGCATGACTACTAAGCGCGAAAACATCCTGGCTGCGATCAGGACTGCCCTGACAAACACCACTGGTGTAAGCACCAGGATCTATCGCACTCGTGTTGATCCGATTGCAAGGGCAGAGTCACCAGCAATCATCATTCAGCCTATCCGTGATGTCTGCGTTCAAACCACCAGCCTGCCAAAGCTGGATTGGACGATGACCGTCAGAATTACAGTGATTGAGAGGGCTGATATCCCTGATCAGGCGGCAGACGACACTGTTGAGTCGTTGCACAGCAAGATCATGGCCGATTTGACGCTTGGCGGATACGCGCATGATGTCCTTCCTGTAAGGACAGAATTTGAATTTATCGAGGCTGACAAACCGTCAGGTTTGATTAGTTGCGAATATGAGATCCGCTATCGAACAGAGGTTAACGATCTGACTCAATAAGCCGTTGCGGCTACGCTAAACCTAAACACCCTTCCCACTTACCATGTTGGATGAACACAGTGGTCATGGCGGGAGCTACCTCCTTGATCCTGAAACAGGCGTCCGCACTTTGATCGAGCGAACGCTTCCACCACAACCATCACAGGAAACATCCGATGGCACTGCTACTACGCAAACGCCTGATACTGATCGAGACGGAGTCGACTTACGGGACGGATCCGACTCCTGACGGAGCAGATGCTGTACTCGTAAAGGGTCTGGAGATCACGCCTCAAAGTAGTGACGTTGTCAGTCGTGACCTGATTCGTCCTTACCTTGGAGCTTCCCAGCAACTACTGGCCAACACTCGTGTCGAATGCTCATTCAGCGTTGAGCTTGCTGGCTCTGGCGCTGCAGGCACTGCACCGCAATACGGCAAAGCACTTAAGGCTTGTGGTTTGGCGGAGACTGTCGTCGCCAACACCAGCGTCACCTACGATCCTGTCAGTGCAAGCTTTTCGTCAGTCACGATTCACTATCTAATCGACGGCGTGCGTCACAAAGTGACTGGTTGTCGTGGCAACGTAGCTATCACTGCCAACGTGGGAGAGATCCCGACTCTCGACTTTACTTTCACTGGGATTTACGTTGCCCCAGACGATAGTGCATTGGTTACGCCAACCTATGCGAACCAAGATGATCCTTTGCTGTTCAAGAACGGCAATACCAGCAGTTTCCAGCTGTTGTCTTATGCCGGTGCTTTGCAAAGCTTCTCGTTCGACTTAGGCAACTCAACTGTTTATCGCGAGCTGGTGGGTGGCAGCAAGGAAGTTCTGATCACTGATCGTGCGGCCAATGGGTCAGTCACTATCGAGGCAGTGGCCTTAGGCACTAAGGATTA